GAACTAGGAACTGGCCGTGCAGGTCTTTGTAGCCGTTGCTGGCCGGGGTGCCGGTGAGTCCGGTAGACCAGACAAAGTGATCCAATATCTTCTTGGTGGCCTTGACCCGATCAGTTGCCGAGTTCTTCATCTTGCTAATCTCGTCCCACACGATGCCGGTAAACGGCAAGGGACGGTTCTTCTTAATGAAGTACGTTTGGATTGTTTCCGATAACCATTTCAGGTTTTCGTAATTTACCAAATAAACATCAGCAGGACGCAGCAGGGCACGGGTGCGCTGGTCCCTAGTGCCGGTGATCATGCTGAACGTCAAGTGCTTGGTGTGTTCCCATTTGGCAGCCTCCTGACGCCACACCAGACGAATGACTCGGATGGGTGCCACGATGATGACTCCCTTGAGGAACTGGGTGCGGATCAGGTGGGCCAGCGTGGTCAGCGTGATCACGGTCTTGCCCAGACCCATGTCCAACCAGAGCATCGAGTTGGGATGGGTGCATTGGAAGTTGACCGCCTTTTTCTGGTAGTCATGCAATAGATTGGCAGTTAGCATGAACCCACCATTAGATCAACCATCAGTTTGCCCTGGTCCACGTTGTCAATCACAAACACGTTTACCTTTTGTTGTCTAAGTCGGGTGTGTTCTCTTTCTTGAGCATCAGTGGGCTTGGCACCTTCTCGCTTGAACTCGCAAAACCACACACTGCCATCTGGTGCAATGAACAAACGATCAGGCACCGCAGCTCTAGCTGGACTGGTAAATTTGTAAGCAAGCACACCTTTTGATTTGGCATAGTCGCAGACTTTAGCCTCAATTTGTTTTTCCAACATTTTGTGTCTCCAGTTCAATCAATTTGTCAAGGTAGTGACGAGCCTTGCGTAAATCTTCAACACCACCTTTCTCACGCCATCGACTGACGTACTTCACTATATTTCCTTCAAAGTAACCAAGATTATTGGCTGCAATGTAGTCCCACGGTTGCATTGACTTATCCTTGTAGTGCGTACCACCGTGCTGAATATTGTTTACGCTAGACCCAGGCATAACTTCTCCACTTCTTGAATGTAATAATCGAAATCCACCGGCATGGTGGCGTCATTAATGTCATTGCATATCTGCACATTCCACCCCGACTCCACGCCAATCTGACGCCACACATCAGGCTTCTTAGCCAACGGTGGCATCCACTTCATCAGAGGCTTGCCGTCCTTGGCAATGTAGTACCTGCTGGTGTTCTGCACCTTTGTCTCACCCCATGCCAGATGACTGGACCGTGGCACCTTGGTGCGTAGCATGAAGTCCATGATGTCGGGCCAGTTCTCCACAGTCTCGCGGATCGGTGCACCATCAATCAATACCTTCTCGGCCACCTTGGCAATCACCAAGCCACCAGCGTTCTGGTGCCATTCCATGTCGTACTCATAGGCACCCTTGCGCTTCACAGAGCCGTTGACATACTGGGCAATGTACGAGTTGACATCCCGGATAAACATCCTGGAGTAGATGGCTTCCTCAAGCTGGAGCTTGGTGCGTGATTCCCATGCTGCCCGGACCATGTCCACCATCCACTTGTTATCACGGGGCACCTGGACAGTCAGGCCATCGGTGTTCACCTGAATCAGCTTCAAGCCATCAATGTGCATCAGCCCCTCGGCCAGCAAACACAGCAGCAGTTGACCATTGAGCGTGATGCTCATAGTAAACAGCGGGTCGTAGAACACGCTGAACGGGTTATTGCTGTCACCATACACACCATTGAGCGCCAGCTTCAGCATGGCGTTTTCAGCGGTCTTCTTGCCGTATGTCTTGCGCTGCTCGTACAGGTGCTGGTAGATGTCGCAGAACTGTTCACCTAAGTGAGCCGGGTAAAACTTATTAACGATGGCGAGATTCGGGTAATAAGAACTAACGTCCAGATCAACAATAACAAATTTGTCATCGGACTCCACGATGGATGATTCAACAGAACCATGAATGCCACCAAGTCCGAACACAAAAGTAAAACCTTTAATATTACAGGTAACATCTTCAAACACTCCCTTGGTTTCCGTGATGACCTGACCCTTGAGCCAAGTGAGAATCCTGGTGAACTCAGGCTGCTGGAACTCGATCCAGGGCAGGATGGCTTCCCTCAATGCGATGGTGGGGCGCTTGGTCTGTTTGGGTACTCGCCCCTTTGGGCCAAACTCATAGCAAGGCACACCGGCTTCCTCCAGCTTCATCGTGAAGTAGTCTTTGCCGATCTTGGTGTCGTTGTGGTTCATGAAGTCACGCTGATACTTTTTGGTCAGGTCTTCACGAAACGCAATCATGTCCAACGTCTTGAAGTAAAACGCCTTGGTCTGATCCACATCGTGTGCGTTGTACTGCTTCAGCACGAACACTTGGTCTTGGGTCAACTCGGTGCCCACCGGGAACGGCAGGTCTTCGATGCTGGCGCTTCGCATATTGAACTCAAGCACCTTCAGGCTGGTGGACCGGGCCTTGTTGTCAAAGTGGTGAATCTTGTACAGATCAATCTGCTCGACATAGCGGTCAGACGGCTTAACTGAGTGCATCCAACGGTCACCCTCATCCTGGCCGTGGATGATTGCCATAGCCTTGTCGTACAGGGTACGGGCATCACTGTTGCCCATGCGGATCAGCGTATGCAGGACGGGATAGTCGAACCCCAGGTTATTGAACCCGACCATCCGGGCATTCGTATCCTTGAGATACTGGAGAAACGAGATGATCTCTTTGCTGTCATTGCGCCAAGAACTGATTTCAAAAGCCCATCGTAGCGGCGCATCTGTATGCTCCACCGCCAGCGTGAAGACGTTGGGGTATGTCTCGATGTCATAAACATAGTCGTTACTCATTACTGTTACCAATTAGGTGGGGGTACTCGCTGCACTGGTCATGGGTGAACCCATATAAGCGCCAGCATCCGCTTTCCCCCCGATTACATTACGTCAAGAACGATGGCAAGCCAGCAAACGGTGCAGCAGGCATACCAAAGCCACCACCGGGGGCAGCTTGAGCCTGGGCAGGAGATGCACCCACGGAACCAAACATACTGGACGCATCAGCAGCACCTTCACCAAACGCAGTGTCATCAGCAGCAAACTGAACGGCCACCAGATCACAGCGGATGCCGTTACCGTGCTTGTTCACTTGCAGCCAAGGCTTCACAGCAGCATTGACACGACAGCCACCGTACATCTTACGGGCAAGCTGCTGGAACGCCATCGTGTTGCTGGGGTCAATCGCTTGACCGTCAGCCTGGATCATCTGAGGAGCCTGATCACGACCAGCAGTGATGTAGACGTTACCGTCATAACCATCGTAGGGCTTAAAGGTCTTCTTGTTAACCTTCTCAGAGCCCAGACCAAAGCAGCGCAACTTGCGATCCACTTGGATCATGCCCATCACTGTGTTGGCATGTTCGGCCCACTTGGCAAGAGCCAGTTCGCCGTAACGCTTCATGAACTGCTGGAACCCAGGATGGTCCTGGGGCATCAGAAACTCAGAGTTGTAGCTGATACGAGTTTGACCAGTCTGCTCGTTCACCTGCTTCTGAGGTTCTGCAAGGTGGGGGAACGACAAACGGACATTCGACAAAAAGATAATATCTGACATTTTTTACTTTCGTTGATTTACTGTAACCATGCTGGCAGTGCTTCCACTACCGGCGCTTCCACTGCACTGAACATCGGTGCAGCGTTCATGATGACCGCTGCGCGTTCATCAGACTCATGAGCAACTGTAAGGGCACCGGCCAGCTTTGTGACGTACTCGGTGTTCATCGTCTTGAGTTGACGATCTGACAGTTGCATTTTGACTTTCTCACCAGCCTTGGTCTTCTCCCAAATCAGCTTCTCAGCTTTGGCAGGAGACACCAGTTTGGTTTCGTAAACCGCACCCTTGGGCACACCCATCTTGATCAGTCGGGCAGCAGTCTCCTCATCGTTCAAGGACCAAGTGCGAGAGCCGCGACCATTGACCAGCTTGAGGCCAGCAATAGTTTGACCGGCTTTCAGGCGGCGCAGGGCTTCCTTCTCTACACCTTCGAGAAGTTGACGCATCAGGGGGGCTGCTTCCATGATCTGAGCGATCTGGGCATCGTCCATTGTGGACGGTTCTTTATCGGCGCTTTGCTGCGCAATGTCGAGTGGTTTACTGGCAATTGGTTGAAACATGATTCCGACCTCTCTCATTACGTTACCTGCCAGTGCGGAGCATGACCCCTTAGCACGGCAGAATTTACATTGACTATCACCCGGCACAAGCGGTGCATCTGGTTGATCAGTGGCAGCAGCCTGTTTGATAATTGTACCCATGTTCGCCATCAAGTCAGCAACAGATACATCATGCGAACTGATTGCATTCATGCCACGCAGCGCCAGCTTGGGCTGGATGATGGTCATGCGTATCGTGTTGAAGGGATAGGCACCGTTAACGGGCAGCTTGTAGCCAGCCAGGACGCCATAAGCGTACTGCTCAAGCTGCAAGTTGCCTTTGGCGCTAACGATACCCATGCCATCTTTATAGTCGATCAGTTCCAAAACATCATGACCAAAAATTTGAACGTCAACCGTACCCGACAAATCGTCACGACCCAGCAGGAACGCAGGATCGACACGGGTTTCAGCGACCACTGGAAACAAGTCACCAACAGATTGCTCAGTAATGTAGTCCAATGCAATCTGTACACGGGCTGCACGTTCCTTATCAACCACAAATGTACCTTCGTGATCAATCAATGTTTTACCGACAAAGAAACCAGCGTACATTGACTGTTTGATACATTGCTCAAGCAGCGTATGCGAGTGGGTGCCATCGGCAGCAGCAGGGCCAGACTCTTGTTCAGGGTACTTGGCCTCCTCCCGAATCGAACCGGGGCACAAGGCCCAACGGTTACGTTTCGAAGGTGACAGTTGGGCGTGGGCGCTCATTTCAGTGCTTCAATGCCAGAAAACAATGCCGCATAATGCTCGGCTTTCACATCATTGATGTTCTGGTAGCCAAGGCCAGTCAGAACACCCTGGATGCCAGCGCCCTTAGCTGGTCCCAGGTTCTTGTACGATGTCATTACGAACTCAATCAGTCCCTTGGGGTCGCTGAATGGTGCGCCCGCAACGGCGGCAACGGGCGCTGGAGCCATGAAAGTGGGAGGGGCTGGCATCGCGACCGGTGTGCCACTCACCACAGGCGCGCTGGGTGCAACCACAGCCTGGACAATTGTAGGAGCAAGTGCGGCAACTGTCGGGGCCGCTTGGGTAAAAGCAACAGGGGCAACCATAGGAGCAACTGGCGCCTGGGTGCCTTGTTTGTTGATCACGTCGATCAGTGTGTTAATGGCGGCGGTCAGGGATTCAATTTTAAGTTCGAGAGACATATAGGCTTTCTTTTGGGTTTACAGGTGGTTGAATTACAAGTCTGTCCTCAGTGAACGCTTGCACTATCTCACGCAAGAGATCGGACGGCTTCCCGTAACGATCAGCCTTGCGGTGAAATGCTTTGTGATCGGTAGGCGTGAGCCTCACGGTCAAAAATTTGGTCATTTGTTTAGTTGCCATAAATAAATCCTGATTTGTTGCCGCAAGTGTATCACGTTGGCCTACAATGTAAAACATAAATTGCAAAAATAATTTTCCAACAGGCGAAGCATGAATACAGCAACACAAGTCACCCAGCATCCAGCATCAGTTGATGCCTATATACGACATGGCTGGAGCCTTGTGCCGATTCCAGCAGGCACCAAGGGACCACGCACCCCAGGATGGAACCTCAAAGAGAACGCCATCAAGTCCCAGTCTGAACTGCCCCAAGGCTTTGGCATCGGTCTGGCCCACGCCTACAGCGGCACGATGGCGCTGGACATAGACGAGTGGGTGTCGGCGTCTGCTGCACTGCTGCCCCACGGCATCGACCTCAACGCACTCTACGGTGCCGCTGACGCTGT